TTATGCAGCGGCTTCGTAATTATGCTGATAATACCACTGAAGTAAATACACCCCATCAGCCCAGCTTAATTTGCCATCAGCAGCCACTTGGGCCACTAATACAGACAGACTATGCAGGAAGGCGCTTTGTACGTCCCCGTCCAATCCCTGTAAAACTTTAACGGCACATTGAGTAATTTGAGCTGGATCGGTTAAACCCGCGCAACTATCGGCGAGCTTTAATTCTGTTAAAATTATGGGGAGTTTGGCACGCAACAGGTCTTTTAGTTCGTCATCTGCATCGCCTGGTATCAGTGCAGTTAACACATCAGCTGTTGGAGAATCGATGAAATTTTTAATATTTTCGGTAACTATTACACCGATGTGGATAGCGGTTTGCAACTCGGCTGGCATACCGGAGAAAAGTGCTTTGATCTCATCCCAGATCTTTGATAAAAATGATTGTAGACTCATAAATTGTTATTTGGTTTTAAATTGTTTTGCGTTTTTTATTTCAGCTACTTCCTGTTGTAGTACGGCCACATTACTCTCCAATACCTTAAGGCGTATCTCGTTTACGCGCGATTCAGTACTTTGAATTGTCTTGATCTCATAAATATCATTCTTCAATTGAAAATAAGTTGTCATGACAGATATGACTATGCTGGCGGTGCTGAAAATAGTGAAAATGAGATTTTTAAGGGTAATGCCCTTTAATTCTTTATGCTCGATAGCGGTCATGGTTTTAAGTTTTTTATTTATCAGGAAATAGGAATAATTGCCTTTCCTCCGCACGGCGTTTTACCAGGGTATCCAAAGTTGTTTTTTCGCCTGTTTTTGGGTCAAGGATCTTGTTCCAAACTAAAAATTGATCGGCTGCGCCTTCGTAGTCCTTTTCATTCAACCTGCGCAACAGGGTTGATCCCTTAAGCGCACCGGCACCCTCATTATAAGCGAATGATGTTAAAGCATCAAACTGATTTTGGGAAAGTGGTACCTTCACCAAATTGTTTACCGCGTCTTCGTACTGCCCAAGCGTATTCCTGAATAATGCATCGGCCTGTGCTTCGCTGGCAAGTTTATCAGCAGGTTTTATTGCTTTACCATCATGGTAGCGGGTTGAGCCGTAGCCAATGGTCCATACGCCGGCGCTGTCGCGATAGGCACTTAGTCTTAAGCCCTCAAAGTTTTTTATTACAGCTTCGCCGTGGTTACTTAGTTGCATGGTTTGTGGAATTATCTGTTTCGGATTGTTTTACTGCAAACTGTGCTATGATGGCCATGGCGCTACCTGCAGAAATAAATATTGTAGTTAGTTTTACAGGGACACCTTGTACTTGTGAAAGTGAGGTACCCAAACCTGCCAGCGCAAGGCTCAGCAATTGTGTTTTTTTGAAAAATGAAGGCGTATCAGCGGCGAGACGTTCCCAAAGGGTTAAGATTTTTTCCATAATATTTTATTTTCTTATTGGGGATATTAAAAGGCAATCAGATCGTTAGTGTTCAGTATTCGAGAAGGTTGGCGGTGTTGTGGGTTGTGTTTTGTAAAACCGGTAGCCGTATTAATTTTCAGTAATCGTACAAAGCATTTCCAATTAGTATATTAGAAACTCCAGGTACTTTCTGACTGTAGGGTCTGTTATGGTGATATTTGAGCTGAGGATCAGCATTTATAGTTTTATAATTATTTTTGCAGATATGAAAACCAAACAAATGATTTTAAAAATCTCTATTGCCTTAAATATTTCAATCATTTGCTTTTTTGTGGGTAAGCGTGTTTATTATTATGCTACAGGCCTCCAAATATTCCGTAATGATGCTAAAATTGAAAAGCTGGCTAATATTAAATATGAAAAAGACCAGGTTAATTTATTTAGAGCCATGCCACATGACACCTCTGATATTGTCTTTGTTGGCACGAGCCTTACAAGCTCATTTTTGTGGGATGAGATGTTTACCAATAGCCACATAAAAAACAGAGGAATAAAGGGCAATACAATGATTGATATAATCAACAGGCTTTCAGAGATTACGGATGGCAAACCGCGTAAAATATTCATTGAGGCAGGGGTCAATGACATTGGCACAGATTCCATAAATACTATACTTAACCACTTAATTAAAATCATAACAACCATTAAATTAAAAACTCCTCGTACTAAAATATATGTTCAATCTGTTTTGCCTTTCGGCATTACTTTTACCCCAAAAATTGAGGCTTATAATTTAAAAGTTATGCAATATTGCACTGCTAATAGCATAACCTTTATTAATACTTACTCGTATTTTTTGGGTGATAAATCGTTAAAGAAAGAGCTTACCATTGATGGCACACATTTAAATGATAAAGGGTATTTTATTTGGTGCAAAATCTTATCTCCTTATCTTAAAAATTAAAGCATCGTTATTAATGTATTGAAAATACGGGTAGCAACATCCTCGTATCCGGCCACCGTAAAATGAGCGCCATCGGTTGCAACCTCCGCACCATCAGTACTTACATACTTATTCCCCCCTATCGAAAGGTTTTGTTTTGCTGTATTGACAATACTTTGGTTTACCAGGTACGCGGTTTGATTATTACTTAACCCTGTTTGCAGCACCTTTAAATCAGGTAGATTCCATTCATTTTTAAGGTTAGAAATAAAATCCTCAAAATTAGCCCTGTAAGCATTAGCGTCTACAGTCCCTGTATCAGCTTCGCCTTGTATCCAAACCAACACTTTCATTTTTATTTTTTGAACAGGAAAGCTGCTCATTGCAGCTTTATAATTAGCAACTGCACCTTTATACATTAGCGTATCTAAAGACGATGGCGACCAATTATAAAGCGTGCCAGCATCAGTTGCAATGGATGTACCGCCCTGCGCGTATTTAATCATGTACTGATCGGCACCATAGTAATCCCTTAACAACTGCATTAATTTCATTTCAGGGCCTGTATATCCGGTAAACGTTGCGGGTGCCCCTGAGTTGTTTTTGTTTTGCTGGAGAGGTTGCCAAAGGCTAACAGCCGGGTCATATATATATTGACCAACCTGAGGAGCATAAACATTAGTGTCAGCAGCAATGGGATATACACCGTTTGCATTGCTTTCACCGTTTGCATTGCTTTGGCCCATCAACCCTATCAGGTGACTATTTTTTAAAGATGAAAGACTGGCTCTAAAATTCATTATACGTGATCTGTTGAATATGTTGGCGTTACAGTACTTGTTAAATTATACCCTGATGCACTCCGATCCAGCAGGTTGCTATCAAAATTATAGCTGGCTACCAAATGAGCCGCCAGTGATGTGGTAAGCGCATCTATCAATACACCTGCATTGTATAACTCAGTAACCTCTGTGCTGTTAAGTTCAATATTCCAAAAATTAAGGTTATCCAGTAAAACATTGATAGCTGGCTCAGTATTATCACCATTACCCATTACTGCTAATACAGTGTCACCTGGCAAAGTTACCTGACCTCCGTATGATGCTAATCCTACTGTAGATGCAAGCAAAGTGCCATTTGTATAAATCTTCATACCTGTGGCCAACTTAGTGCCGTCATACGTACAAACAACGTGTGTCCAAACAGATGCAGGTATCTCTGTATTTGTGCTTATGTAAATCTGACCTCCCCCTGCCAACAGTTGAAAATACAATATGCCATCACCACCAGCAAATTGTGCTATCACTCCATGATTAGCCGTCATTGAACCCATGCAAACAAGCGCTGCACCAGCCGTGTTTGATCTTTTAACCCAAAAATCAAGAGAGAACGGCGTATCTACTCCTCCGCTTCCAAATGCTAAATTTGCTGGCACTACAGTTGTTTTAGCTATCTGAGTTGACGATACAATAGACAATGCTGTGCTGTCCGGCAAAACATCATTGGTCACCGCCTGGGTAGCTAATGCCACCGCTGCATTAAGCGATGGGTCTTGTATTTTATTACCGCCAGGTGTGTAACTAATAGTTGGCATATCTCCAAACGAATAATTTGAATTAACAGTAACTGTAACCTGTGAGCCTGCTACTGCAACGCCCGTAACCGCTTTGCTCAAATTACATGCAAAATCACCTGTTGCAGGAACTGACGTTGCATCCAGCGGCTCACTATAAGTTAAAACTACCTTATTTTGATTGGTATTGCTTATAATGGCTGATACCAGCGAGGGGGCAGTAACGTCCGGCGTGTCTGTTTTAACTATATTGTAAATCACCTCATCACCATCATATTCTAAATATATAATATTTTTAGAGGTATTATCAAACAACTGCCCATTTCCGTTCACCCAATCAGAGGGAAACGTGCAGGCATGAACACCATCGCCAATAATTATAACCCGCGCCACAACATCAGCAACAGGCACGCCAGTAAGGCTAAAGGCTAAATCAGCAGTTTGAGTGGTTTCCATTTTAAATGAGGCATCAAAGGTTAATATGCTATCAAATGACCGCGCTGCATACCCGCCACCTCCACCGCCGACACCTGTTGCGCCGGTGTCACCTTTGTCGCCTTTTGGCCCGGTTGCTCCTGCCGGACCCGTAGCGCCAGCGCCACCCGTTAGACCCGTGGCGCCCGTATCTCCTTTGGCACCGGCGGGTCCGGCATCGCCAATAATTGATGTGCCTGTTCCCCAATTGCCTGCCGTTTTCGGCCCAAATAAGGTAAAGTTGGTGGTGTTTATATAAAAGTCGCCATCTACACCTACAGTTAAGTTTGAAGGCGTGGTTACACCATTTAAAATGCTGAGGCCATTTGTTCCGTTGGTGCCGTTTGCGCCTGCGGCGCCAGTAGCCCCGGCAGGCCCGGTTTGCATAGAGAATACCTGGCTCCAGGCGCCTGCAGACTTTTTATAGAATATGCCCGTGCCTGTATTGATATAGGTGTCATTATTGTTCCCTGTTGCAGTGCCGGGTATGCCTAAGCCATATAAAACAGTGCCGTCTATCAACCCGCCGGATAATGGTATGGTGTAAACAATGCTCCATGTTCCTGCGATTTTTTGGGCAAATGTTCCTGTTGAAGTATTGATAAAAACGTCCCCGTTTTTGCCGGTTATATTTGCAGGAAGTGAAGTTCCGAAACTAATATTTGCACCAACGGTGAGGTTAGAACTGATCAGTTGGAGTAAAGTTGTAAAGGCAAACTGATAGTCAACGCCGCCGCTTACCAATATAGAGATATCGCTCGGATCAATAGCCGAAGCTACCGGCAATTCGCTTAATTTTTTATCGGTCATTAGTTTAAAAGTTCATTGATTAATAAAAGAGCGTCATTTTGCGCGTAATTGTCGCCCGGATAGTTAAAATTATTTTTGTCGATACTGCGGATACGCGGTCCGGATTGTCTTGACGATTTGTTTTTGCCGCTGTACTGCCATAAGGGAAGTTCGGCCCGGTTATCCCATAAAAACTTTTCGACCTCGTTGGCGTGCGCATTGGCTACGCTGCGTTGCTGCTGTACCAATTTTATAATATCATGCGGGGCAACCGGGTCGCCATTGTCATGATGTTTTATGACCGGGCCGGTGGCGGTATAATGGACAGCATCGGCCTCAATAAAGCGGGCAAAGGTAAAATAGACCAGCGTAGGAATCAATCCTTCATACAATACAATATATCCATGTTTGTCGAGGTATTCACTGCCATTTAGCAGGTCTTTATATATCTGCGGTGCATCATCCTGTATGGTGCCATCCTCGTTAAAGTATTTGATGAAATCATAGTACAAAGCGTGACCTAAGAATGGTTTCAGGTCCAAATCCTGCGCTTTTTTGACAAATACTTTTAGCCTGCCGGGTTTTATATTGGCAGAGATATCCTCGTATTTCTGCAAGATGATTTGATCGATAAGATAAATTTGGTTCATGGTTGCCCCCTCTAATCTCCACCGGTAGGGGAGATTTTTAATTGTTAGTAAAATAAATTATTATTAGAATTTTTAAATGGAATTGCACATCGCTTCTGCCTCGGCAGGTTTAAAGCCGTAAGCGTAAGTTAAGACCGCGATCTTATTTGCCAGCGGCATATCTGCCAGTAGCAATTGATTAATGCTTGTGCCTGCAGTTATTCCTGCATTGTCATCGGCAACCGTTGTTGGAACCTGCACTATGTTCCAATTGCCGGATGGATTGATGGGCGTATAGAAGTTGCCAAATATTTCTGCAAATGCTTCCTGTACTTCCAGCCTGTCGGGCGCGGTGTTGTCATTAAACTCGCGAATGGCTTCTTTCTTTTCGCTGCCATTGCTCAAGCCCGATGATTTTTCAGCATTGATCAATTCCTTCGGAATGGAAAAGCCTTTGATGATGCGTGCTTCCACGGATTTTTCGGTGCTTTCAAACAGCTTGTCGTTGTTTTGGATAGAGTAAGGCTTAAACTCGGGTTTTGATGCTTCGTCCTCGTATTCAATTACGATAATCTTTTGCGCGCTTTTGGCTCCCTGGAATATGCCCAGGTCTTTTTCTAATTGCGATGGCACATTTGCCAATTCGTTTCCGGTAGGTTTGCTGTTGTCTGCCTCCTCGCGCCTCGACTGCATAAACAGCATCGTTGACGGGAGGAAGCCGGTTGTTACTTCACGGTTATTGAAAATTTTTATGCCGGCCTCGGTCTCAAAATCTTCCCAAACGGAATCGGCTTCTATCAGTGGGTAATCATCAACTTCGGGGTTGAAATAGTAAAGCTGGCCTTTATAGGTTTCCCATCCGCCTGATAGAACAACCTGTTGCTTAATGATTTCAGGATCAGAGTTATATTTATCAAGGAATGTGATCTTGCTGCGCATGATGTTCTTCCATGTTTTACGTCCCCAGTCTGAATATAACGCATATTTATCTGTTGTATCCGGGCAATCTGTATCACCCATGCGGATGTCCTCAAACTTTACATAATTTACAGATGCTATTTTAAAATTAGCATTGTAATTTACATGGATACCAAAACCGGTGAATAAAGCTTTATCGGCAGCAATAGCCTTTAATAATTTGGCTAATGTTAGCCCTTTATCGTTTATAACAGTCTTGCCCAGATCCTTTTCTTCGAAGCCATTACCACCGATAAATTTGGCCCGTTTGTTCCAGCAATCCTTCGCGGTAGGAGAAGCAGCCACCAGCTCCAGCATACGCTGAGGGTAGGCATTGTCGAGGTCATAGTTAAGGATACCAAATGTTTGGTTAGGCCTTACTAATATCCTGCGTTCAATTTGTGGTAGATAGGTCTTCATTATATGGTGATTTCGCTGATTGTTGTTCTGATTGCACTGATTGATCCTTGTCTTCGGTATTTGGGATATCTTCAAACAGTATTGCTATATGCGGGTATTTGTCCAGGTACCATTCGGCCTCTTCATCGCTTAAATTATCATTGGTATGAACAGCATTTGAGCCCGGGGCAAATTGATGTTTGCCTGGTTTTAAGATGTATTTCTTTTTAGTCATTGTGTCGTTAGTCATTAAATCATTTGATTTTGTTGATTATCTTACCATGGTCATTAGCCATTAGGTAAATGACTAATGACCAAATAATGCAATGACTAAACAGCTACTAAAGCTTCAATGGCTGCAATTGTGCTTGCGTAAGTTGCGTCGCCGCTTGTTGGCGGGATAGATACGGCACGTGGCGGATATGGTTCCTTCAACTTGTCAGGGTTGGTCAGTTTCAATTTGTAACCGCCGTCCATGGTGTCATCCGCAGCGCTTCTCTCGGCATCAGTCAGGATAAGCCCGTTTACTGCACCGAATAGTTCAATTGCAGAATCGCTTGATTTATAGTTGTTTACTGCTATTGCACATACGCGGCCGTAGCCCATTGCCATTAACTGCGTTTTGATGTCTACTGATAATCCGGCGATGTTAAAGTCGATCTCTTCGGTATATCTTGGACCGACTGATGTTTTAGCCAGTTTTGATACGCTGTTAAAGCTATTATTTGTACCTGCAAATTTGTAGACTTTGGCACTGCTTACTGCCGTAAGGCCGGTTACGATGAGCGGATTTAATGTATCATAAGTTAATGTTATCTCGTCCTGGTTGAAGATGTAGATCACATCTTCTATCCCGGCGGTAACCGGTTCGCCTGTACCCAGGCTGAAGCCTGCATTTATTTTATTGTAAATTGACATAGGTTTTAATTATTGAATTAATGATTAAGTGAATTAGTGAATAATTATTGAATTACTGATTTAATGAATTATTGAATCGACATACTCATTAAATCGATAATTCAATAACTCAATAATTGCGCTTATGCGCTTAGATAAAAGATCTCATTAGCGAATTTGTAGTTTACTGCGGCCTTCATACGGGCTTTCATGCGGACAATATTGTCATTGGTATAAGGCTTCATGTAAACTGTTGAAAGCTCCGATGCATCGCCTAACAAATCTACACCTAAGAACAAATTAGAAGAACGTGCACCTAATATGGTATTTGCCTGCCAGTGGTTCATTAATTGCAGCGGAACGCCCAGGTAGTCCATTTTTTTCGGATCGGTAAAGGCATTCAATACATTTACAGCTTTATTGGCTTGCGCCTGTGCATAAGCATAGCCTACATGTAAAGGTATTTGCAGGTTAAAGTCTTCCTGGCTACGATCTGCCGGGTCAAGCTGCGCGTAAACGCTGGTTAACACACTTAACACATTGCTGGCGTTAATGTAGCTAACGGTTGCTGTAGTTGAAGTGCCAGAGAAGGTAGCTGGTTTACGGGTATTTACTTCATTGTAATTACGAACCAGTTTAAACGTAGTTGAGCTTGCAACCTGTATAAAGTAAGATTGACCCTGTACATCAGGAGCGCCCGTTGAGCCATTTGTTGTATCCTTGCTTGAGCCCGTTACTGCGGTGATGGTTACTACATCGCCATCGGATAGACTTGAAGTATCAGATACGGTGACTATGCCCGAAGCGCTGATGGCCGTTGCGGCCATTGAGGTTGCGGGTTTGCCCAGGCCAACTTTATAAATGCCTGATGCTGCTGCAATAGTGGGCAATAAGCCGGGGAATGCTGCTGTAAATGCTGCTTCTTTTGTGGCTGATTTTCCTAACCAATATAAACGCTCGTTGGCGATCTGTATCTTGGTTAAATAACGTTGTACCATAAAGTCGGACAGATCCACTACGCCTTCATAATCTAAGAAAGCGCCGGGTTTTAAGCTTTGTGCTTCCCATGACTGGATGAGCTTATCCCATTGTTCCTGTTTCATGAATTCGTACACTACCGGGTCGAGGTAGCTTTCGTTTTGCGCGGCAGTTGTACCCTGATCGGTAAATACGCCTGATGGGTCCTGCAGCACTACGTCATCGTCAACATCAAGTATTACCTTGCGCGACTTAACGTCGTTAATAACAGTTAGTAACCCGCGTTTAACCGAATCGGCCTCCAGCAGCGTGCTAGCCATAAACCCGGCCAGCGCTTCGCCGGCATAGGTGTTGTTTGTAAATGTAAATTGAGCCATTATTTTTAATTAGTGATTGAGTGAATTATTGAATGAGTGAGTGGTTGATCAGGTTGATTACGTGAGTGCTTAACCTAATCAACTATTTAGCAATTGCTTTTTTGACAGCGTTTTGTGCTAAGGTTGATTGCGGGGCAAAGAATGGGACAGGTTCTGATTTGGCTTTGTTGCTGCGTTTAGAACCGGAAGGGGTGAAGTCTGATTTGATCTCATTTTTTACTTCGGTCCTTGTTTTATTAAGGCGTGCATTTGCTTCTTCTAAAGCTGCCTTTGCTTCTATAAGCAATGCGTTTTGGGCGTGTAGCTTTGCTTTTACCTCTTGTAACCTATTTTGCACGGCTGTTGGTTTTTTTGACTTTTTAAATTTATCTTCAGGCAGATCGTCATCGTCTTCATCATCATCCGGGCCAGTATTCGGCGCGGTGATCTGTTGTACCTGGCCGCCCGACACACCAATCTTCTGACCGGATGAAGTTGTGTAAGTGTCTGAAGCTGCCGGTGTGGTCATGTCTTCGTCCTGGCAAACTTCGGTGCCTTCGTCTATTTCGCCGGCGTGGTGCAGTGTGCCCTTGTCGGTAATGGTTTGTTTGTTTACTACTTTCTTAAAAAAGTTCATAATCTTATCCAATACCGATGTGGTTTTTTCGATAAGTTCTTTGTTTTCGATGTTCATGTTGCTGTTTATGTTTAAGATTTTGTTAATGCATTTTTGATAAGCTGCCGGTGCGGCACTGATATAGTTTTTAATAAGCGTATGATTGGTGATGTTGGCGTTGTAATCTTCCACATGGTCTATAAAACCGAGGTCAAGTGCCTGATCGGCAGTTAACCATGTAACTGAATTGATGAGCGTATTTATGTTGGCTATATCCAAGCCGGTTTTGTCCATATAAATTTGTGCCAGGCGAGATTGTACTACGTTCAGCATTTGTACATCTTTAAGCAGCTCATCAGAGTTTCCTCCGGTATCAACCATTGGTTTGTGGATCATCAATAAAGCATATTTTGACATCACAATCGTTTTGCCGCCCATTGCTACTATTGAAGCTGCGGAAGCTGCCAATGCATCAATATAAGTAGTTACATTGCCGGGATATTTCTTTAACTGGTCGTAAATAGCAATGGCATCAAATGCGCTGCCTCCTGCCGAACTGATGTGTACTTCTACATCCTGCCCGGCTGCTGCTTCCAGTTGCCATTGCATGTAGGATGATGATAAGGTGCCCGAGCCTATGCAGTCCTGGTCGGTATCGTATAAATAGATTTTGTAGCTCATGTTTTCGATGTGAGATATTAGATTTGAGTATTGAGGTGTTTTTTAGTCGGAAAGTCCAGAAGACCGAAAGATCATTATTTGGAATAGAGCAGGAGAGAAGCCTGCTAATTCTTATTAGCTAACTGATATATACAAATATCAGGGTAATAGTTTAATTGGGTGGTGACAGTAGTTTGTCAGTAGCTATTTTTTAGGATTACACAGATTTGTTTGTGAATTCATTCATTGTGATGATTATGCTGGTTGGCATATATCAAAGGTCGGGATAATTATTTTGCTTGGTGGTGACAGTAGTTTGTCAGTAGTTATGATGATTAAGCTGATTAATTATTGATTTCACCGATCAGGTGTATTACAAATATCGACAGAATACTTTAATCAGATGGTGACAGTGGTTTGTCAGTGCTTACTTTATTGGCTTCAATATCCTGTTCCAGCGTATTTTATGGAAAACATCTTTGGTAGAATCAATACTCATCCACGTTAACATTGCCTTGCCAACAATATGGTCTTCGGGCACATAACCCCAAAAGCGTGAATCAAGAGAGTCATGGCGGTTATCGCCCATCATCCAGTAGTAATTCATTTTAAAGGTATAAGAATCAGTATTTTTTCCGTTGATCAATATGCTGGTTCCGGCTGTTTCCACTTTGTTATGCTCATAGGTTTCGATAGCACGGCGGTAGAGTGTTAAGGTAGAGTCGTTCAGCTTTATGGTCATTCCTTTTTTAGGCAAAACAAGCGGGCCAAAATTGTCAAGGTTCCATTTAAAGTTTTTATTGTTCGGAAATATCTTTGCATTATATTGGCCTACAGGCTGTATGGCGGGGGCAACGTACCTGATGTTCGAATAGCTTTTTAAAGTAGCCAGGTTATCATTCGGGATGATCATTTCGTAGGTATCACCGGTGGGTTGTTTTAGTATGGTAATATTGAGATCTGTAAACAACTGCGGGTTGATGTCCTTGCCATCAGTAATTACAGTGTAGGATGTTTGGGCCTTTGGCGCATTGGCAGCGATCTTTCCGTTTATATAAACCTGCGCGTTCACAATGGTTAATTTATCGCCCGGTGTGGCCTGGCAGCGTTTAATTAATGTTGTACGCATGTCCACCGGTATGCTGGCATCGGCTTCTGACGGTTTATTGAAAACTACAATATCGCCTTTTTTAACTTCGGATGTTCCAGGTAAACGGAAGTAAGGCAATTTTAATATATCCCAATAGGTTTTTATGCCTCCCATTACTACAGGCTCTGTAAATGGAATAGATATTGGAGTAAACGGCATGCGTGGCCCGTATGAAAATTTACTTACAAAAAGGTAATCGCCGGTTAGCTGGGTGCCTTCCATAGAACCTGAAGGTATGGCATACGCCGAAAACAACAGACCCCTTATAATAGTGGATGCTACTAAAGCGAATACTATCGCATCAACCCATTCGCGGGTTTTGCTTTTCTTTGGTTTTGTGGTGTCTGCTTTCTTTTTAAATATCGTATTCCATTTCATGATAAACAGGTTTTGATATTTGATTGCCTGATTTGGCGAATGTTACAGCATGGTTTAATTTTTATCTTCAAAACTATTTAGTGCGCGCCATATAGTGCGCTCGTCTTTATTGAATTTTATTTCTGCTTCTAATACTGCCTGGTTTTTGGTTATGCTACGGGTTTTTATTTGAGCCTGTACCCAAAGATATATTTCGCGGTATACAAAGACTTTGGTAGTGATGAAGCCAGCTTTGTACATGGCAGAGAATATGCCATCGTCAAATAAAGTGTTTGCGAGTGTGATATTCATGAATAGTTGTTTTACTAAAGATTTACCCGGTTTATGGTTTGCGCCAGTATGTTTTGCACTGCCGTTGTGGAATTCAAAGATCCGGTCGGACTTATTGTAGTTTTTGATCGCTGACCTTAATTGTTCAGACTTGCCATATATATTTAACGCATCGCGCAGGGCACCGGCTTTTAAGTTTGGTATATCCTGCCCCACAACGGTTATCACCTGTTTTGGTTTTTCGGATGCCAAACAAAACAATACCTGTTCAATACTGTAGGTCTTGCCTGAATTTGTACCTCCCTGATTAATAACTATGTGGGCGGTTGAGGTGTAATTGTGTTTGAATAGAATAGTTGCTTGGGTTTGGTCATTAGTCATTGGTCATTAGTGGGGTTGAAGAAAGAAGTTAGAGCGACTTTTTTAAACTAAATAACCACGTCTTTTTCAGTTGCAGCCGGTTTAGGGCCGGATTCGAATACATGGATATTAAAAGTAGTATTTACCGGGGCGGCAGGTTTGCTTTCAGATTGTTCGCTCCAGCCCATCCCTTTAAGCGCAAAAATGGCCCCGCTTGCATTTGTGTTATGTAATTTCTTTTCATAAGAAGCGGCTATTAACAGAAGCGCACGCCTTAAATAATGCGGGTATTTTCCCCGCGCCTCATAGGTAGAAAAATCACCGATACAATCAAAGCCGAGAAAAAATGCTAAGCCTGCAATAGTAGGCGGATCGTATTTATCGCCTGCGGGTTTGGTGGGCGTTACTTTAATTTCCTCCGCTGCCTTATTGATATTATATTTTGGATTTTTTGAAGGCTTGGGCTCTAAGGTATATTCGATGCCAACGCTTGTGAAATAGGCATTTATACGCGCAACAAGTTCTGCTGCTGATTTGAAATACTTGATGTTAAATGGCATGATTATGTTTATAATGCCGAACGGCATAAATATATTCAA